TTTTTGGACTTATAGAAATATTTGTTACTAATGCATATAATACTTCTTCATTGCTTTCAACTAATTTTTGTGCTTTTATAATTGCACTTCTATTAAGAATGTTATAAGTCTTGTTATTTTTTACATACTCTTCGATATTCATAATCAATCTCCTTTTATAATTATAATAATTTGCAAGTGCTTTTATCAGTTGTTTCTTATATATAATAAGGATTTGGTTTAAATAACAATGCTATAAAATCTATTATTATTCCTACTCCAAATAATCCACAAGTAAATAGATATAATATTCCCATTCCTGTTTTGCCTTCATAGAACTTGTGTGCACCTAGAAATCCTAAAAATACACAAAGTATTATTGCCACCCATTTATTTTTTGGTCTACCAGATACTGCTCCAATATTCTTATTCATATTGGTGTTAGTGTTTGCATTATTTATTACAACCTGAGGTTGTTCTCCTTTTAATTGTTCAACTTGTCTTCCACAGTGAGTACACATAACCGCATCTTCTGGAATCTTTTCACCGCAAAATTTGCAGAATTTAGTTTTTATTTGTATATCTTCCATCTTCTATATCTCCTTTTATTATATTATATATAAGAAGTATAGCACTTTTATTCATGTATTTTTGTCGAAACTTGTCGAAAAAATTATTTTTTTTCTTTTATCATAAGAAGTCTCATCTTTTTTGTTATTTCTTCTGGTGACTGAATGTATTCTTTTTCTTCATCTTGAAATAAATTTTTATAATTATCTCGAATAGGGATTATTTTTGGATTTCTCGATAAGCTATCTGCTCTTATTAATTTATTTGTTACCGCTTCCTGTAAATTAATCTCACGTTTTAAATCGTCAGCATTTTTAGCCAAATGAGTTTGGCAATAAATATTGATTTCTGAATATCTACTATTCCAAAATTCAAACGGTTTCATATTAAAATAATATGCCAAAGACTCTGTTGCATAAATCAATTCAATTAAATTATTTGTATTTTTTATTCTTAAAATTATATCATTTAGCCCCTGAAACCTTGGAATTGTTCCTCTGCTATTTTGCTCATTGCATTCTCTGCCGATTTTTGAACTAATTCGTTCATATTCATTGTTGATAAAGGATTTGATATCAATTCTTTTAATTCTTTCTTGGTCATTTTCTTTTTGAAAAAACCCTCTTCGTTCAAAGCCTCCGCAATCTTTAAATATAAATCATTTACAACTATTCCTTCTTTTCTACAATCGTCTATAAAATCATATACTTCATCTATTGAATTAAATGCACTTTTCTCATCTTCTGTTTCTGCTAATTTTAATATAATTTTAGCCAAAGCTTCTATATCGCATATAGCATAAGCTTTTGTAAAAGCTTCTTCAAAATTTTTATTTTTTAGTAGGTTAGCTATTTCTACTATTTTTCTTGTTTTTATTACTAAATTAATTATTTTATTTTTGGTTTCTATTATCATATTTTCTCTCCTTTGCAAAAGAGAGAAGGCTTATTCTGCCTTCTCAGTATTTTTTTCTGTTGTGCTAGTTCTCTTTATGGTTCTGCTCCTAGCACTCAATTTTGCAGAACTAGGCTGTGGGAAATCCTTTGCTTTCTGTTATTTCTGAACTTCTATAGATTGTTAATTTTGATTTTAACATATCATCTATAGCAATTTCACTCATTCCTATATAACATGTACCTGTAAAATACCATGTTAGTGGTTTTCCACTTTCTGTAGCTGTTTCTTCCGGTAATTGAATTGCCCAATATCCATTTGTCTTAGCAGTTTGAACTGCTTTTAATTCATCATATTGGTCTTCTTTAAACAATATTTCTATTTCTAGATTTTCTGCTTTTTGTCTTCCTTCTGTTTGTCTTTCGTCAGGAATATCTAAAGCACTATATGTTATTCCTTCTGGTGCCTTTAGAAATTCTGGTATATTTTGCACGAAAGCTACTTGTTTTCTTTTAGTTGCATCTTTTAAATCTGCTAAAGTATCAGCATGAAATAATTTTGTTAATGTACTTGCTTTTGGTTCTGGCATTTTTTATTCCTCCTTATTATCTTATAAAATTAAAAGAACTCGTTATAGAATTAAAACGAACTTCAAAAGTTATTGTTATACCGTATTTTTGCAGTATCTGATCATATACTGCAGGACTGGTATTAGTCCTTATTAAATTTAATTCTTGAAGTCTTGTACTAACTTCATCTGTCATTTGCATTGCTTGTCTTTGTTTTTCATTCCAACAAGTGATTGATATTTGAAATGTAGAACGAATAGGAAATGCGTTTTCTGTTAGATTTACTGATTTCAAAGGTGTATGCAATTCCAATATAGGAAATTTACTTTCTGTATTTGGATTACTTAAAATCGGTTTATTCTTATACAAATTTTCTAGCTTTTCATATACTAAATCGCTAAAGTCCTTTATACTTAAATCTTTCATTATTTGCATACCTCCTTCAACATTTCATCTAATTTTTTCTTGACTATTTCTGTATTTTCATTTCTACTTTCAAAACTTGCATCAGCCATAAAGTGGTTTGCTTTAGTTCCATGAGCAATATAAAAATCCATACCTTGAATATTTACAACTGGGTATGGCAATGCTTTTTCAACTTTACTTACTGGAATAAACCATTCTGTGTAACCACTCTCTAAAAAATGTTTTGATTTTCCAACATGTTCCATCTCAGCATTAGCGCCTGTCCCAAAGTATTCAAAAAACAAATAGGATGCTCCATTTGCCATAAATTTAGAAGGGTCAGCAAAAACCATTCCTTTCACTTCTTTGGTTGACATATCAATCATTTCGACTAATATGCCTTCTTCATTATGTCCTTTTTCCAACCTTATAGCGTAACCTCTAATGTTTTTTAATACATCTTCTGTTATTATTTTTGCAGTTTGTGGTAATTTTTGAATTATAGCATCTATATTTTTAAAATTATGTTTTACTTTTATATTACAATTGAAATTTATCATTGTATTTTCTCCATTCTATACACATATGTACTTCCTATTTTATTTTTATCTAGTACTCTATATTCTGGAATAAACTTCTCTAATTTTGAGATATCTTCAAATGATATTCCATTACCTTTTTGTATATCATAATTTCTAGTCGTACGACCTTTATATGTACTATAATCCACTTCACCAGTAGATTTTCTATCTAACTCGTTGACATCTTGTTGCATATTTAACCAAGCCTGTCCTTTATATTTCCATACTTTATCTATTTCGCCATGGTCTTCTATTTCTTCGTATTCTGATATATATACTTTTGTTAAATCTCGTAATAACACTACTTAAATATCCTTATTGAAGCAACATCAATTCTTAATTTCTTTTCTATATCATTAAATGAACTTGAAATAGAACCCTCATTGCGACTTAATAGTCCTTCTGAACCTCTAGCATTATATTCAGATATAACGGCTTTTTTTATGTATGGAAATAATTTATTATCAGTTTCTTTACGATTAGAAGCATCACAGGCAATAGAAGTCATATCTGCTATGATGTCTTGTATTATATTATCTGTATCTTTAATATAATTTGCTCCTAATCTTTGCTTTATTTGTTCTAACATCTATTGCCTTCCTTTCTATCCTTTTGAGATTATTCTTGCTATAGCAATTTCTTTATGGTTATATGTATTTCCATCAGAACCTACTACTAAATCCCAGTTTGCTCCATCTGCTAATTCTTCATCTGTTGGTGAATCTGTTGCTTGATTTTTCATTAAGTAACTAACACCATGAGGAGCCATTACTTTTCTTTGTCTTTCATATAAGTAATCTCTATCATTATCAGCATCTCTATCCATTTCATGAGGTACTTTTGCTCCTAAGTCTTCATAGTCAAATGCTCCTTTTCCGAAAACATAAGTAACATACTTAGAATCTCCATATCCTGAAACTTCATAATAGTTTCCAATATTTTCAACAGAAGGTTCTGCAACTGCTGTATAATTTGTTCCGCTTTTTGTATAATATGTTTTTCCTTCTGTTAAAGTTTTATCAGAAGTTTTTGCATATATTGGGTCTCCCTCTTCTTCTGTTATTTCGTCATATTCAATTAATAATTTTCCATTCCATGTATAAACATTTAGTTCTCTTTCAATTCCATTTGGGTCATTATATCTTAAGTTTGTTACTAATTTTTTTCCTTCTAGATTTGTTACTATTACAGAGTTTGCTACTGCTAATTTAAAGTTTCTTCTTCTATCTCCACATGCTTTTTGTAACGCTGTATTTAATGTTGTTTCAGCTACTGATGACTCAGTTTCTCCTGATATATCATATGTGTGTTTTGAAGCAAAAACTTTACCTGCATCTGATTTCATTGAGAATAATGCTTTTGTTATAATTAATAATACATCTTCCCATGCGCTATCCCAGTAATCTCCTAGTTGGTCTGCAACTTGACTCATAAAGTCTTTTTTAGATGTTACATCATATGTAAAGTCATCCTCATAAAACTTGTCTTTTCTACCAATAACAACAACACCTTGTTTATATGTTGGCAATGTTTTTCCTTCATCATATTTTGTTTTTCCATCATAGTTTACTGGTTTGCCTTTTAATCTTCCTATCATTGGAATTATTCCATATTCAGCACCAGTTTGTGATGCAAACATTTCTCTTATTTTATTGTTTCCTTGTAATACTCCTGATTTTATTAATAAATTTAATCTTTCTTGTGGAATTGTGTCATAATAAGCACCGAATGCTCTTTCATTAAAATATTTTTTGTTAAATGTTCCTGTACTTGTAAAATCTGCCATTTTTTATACCTTCTTTCTTTTAATTTTTATATTTTGATAATTTGCAAAGTTCTTCATAAGTCATTTGACTTTCTGGTTTAGAACCTTCAATTGAATCTCCTGTTTGAGGAGCAGGTTCTTTAGAATACTCATTTATTGCTTTTTCTCTATCTGCTTTTGATACTTTTTCAAATATATCTAATTTTGAATTGATACTTTCAGCAGTTTCTCTTGAAAAATCAATAGTATCTATATATCCTAATGAGATACCTCTTTGATTTGCTTGACGAATTGTTTCGTCTTTTAATCTGTAAGCATTTAGTTCATTTTCAGCCTTATTTGCTCTTGCTCTCTCCTGCTCCAATTCGTAAGACTTCTTTTGGTCTTCGTCCATTTTTGCAAGTTTATCAGCCTCTGCTTTTTTGGCTTCCATTTCTTCTAACATTGCTTGTCTTTCTTTTTGCTTTTCAGCATTAATCATCTTGTTTACTTCATCTCTTGTATAAGTTTTTTCTTTATTTTCTTCGACATTTGATGGTTCAACTTTTTCTACACTCTCGGCAGTAGATTCCATATCTTTTTTCATTTCTTCATCTTTATTATCCATGATGAAATTCCTCCTTTAACTTTTTCGGCTGAGTTATAACCAAACTATTTTGACTTTTTACGGAAGTCTAACCAAACAAAATAGACAGTTTAAAGCCATATCTAGGGCATAAAAAAAGAACTAGTCGACTTAGCTCTTTGATTTATAATTATAAAATGTTAATAACTTATTTATTATCTTTATTCTTTGCTTTCATATATCCTTCTGCATAATTATATTTTAATACCCACATAGCTGGGCTAAATATTGTAATTACCGTAAATATAATCCAATACCAAGTTGGCATTTGTAATTTAATACTTAATATTAAAACTAATAACCACATATTATTTATCCTCCCTTGTTACTCCTTTTATAACCCAAAATTGTGCTTCTTCTAGTTTAGTTAATGCTAATGATGTTTCTCTACTTGGTTTGCACTTTAAATCAATTTCATCATAGATAATTGAGAAACATTCTCTTATATGTTGTATTCTGTTGTTTTTTTCTTCATCTACTGCTAAATATTTTGCTCTATCGTTCATTTTTTCACCTTCTTTCCATAATAAAAGAGTAAATACAATTATGTACTTACTCTTATTTCATTTTAGTTATTATTATTTCTATTTTTTGACAAAATCCATCTGATTTCATATAAGATACATAGTAATTCTCATCATCAACTTCAATCTTTTGTCCTGCTTGAAATTTTAATATTTTCATATCGTCAAAAGTTATAATTATTTTTATTTTACTATTCGTGATTTTCCCAAAAGGCTCGGTCATAATAGCATACCCATATAAAACAGCTTCATATTTTGCATTATCAATATCTATAAAAAAGCCATAGGTTCCTTCTTGTTCTATAACTCTATTGATTGTTTTTTTAGATAAATGTGTTAATATTTTCATTTGCTTAACTCCTTTTCTAAATATTCTTTATATTCTGCAAAACTATTCCATTCATCATAATTAAAACCTAATGGTCTTTTGCCATTTTTTTCTATATACTTATGAATTAACTCTTTTACATCATTTGGTATAATCATTATATAACTTCACTACCTTTTCTTTAATTTCTTTCAACCCAGATATACTATTAATTATATCTAATGTATCTTTGTTATTTGTTAAATATGCTGACATTATATTTGCCGACAACTCTTTTTCTATCCTTGTTACATCTTCAAGCCAATATTTGCTTGAATGATTATAGCTTCCTGATATTTTACTATTTGTTACAGCAGAAAAAATATCACTTAATGTCATATTATCTTCATATTTACTACTAGATAACATTTTGATATATTTATCTTTATCTATATCTATTTGTAATCTTGCTCTTCTTAATTCATTGTCTATGTTTAATTTATCAGATATATTATTTCTTATATCTATCATATGTATAATTTCATGACTTAAACTTTCAGACAAATCATAATATTTAAAATCTGAGTGGTTTGAATTTATATATATCTTATCATCATCAATACTATATCTCATTGGAACATTTAAGTTATTATCTATTTTTGCATTATTGCCTGTTAGATATTTATTAAACAGTCTTTTTACACTGGAATTTAATTTTGTGTTGCTTAAAACTTGTTTAATATCTTTACTTATTTTAGGTATATCAAGATTATACTCTGTTTTTTCTTGTTTTTCAACTGGTGGCAAATACATTATCGTACTTCTGCAATAATGAAAGTGATGTTGAATTGGTGGAAGATTTAAGCCTAGTACTAATCCATTGCATCTAATTCTTTGTACTGTTAATTCTTTTTGTGTCTCACCATAATATCTATCAAATACATTTTCTTTGTTAATATAAAACTCTTGATTATTTAAACTATCACACATTAAAGTTGTTTTATCATCTTCTACTGCAATAAATCTAACTTTTGAATTATCTTCTGTTACTTCTTTTATTCCTTCTGCTTTTGCTAGATTATTTAATCCAATCATTTGTAAATCTACTGCACCTGATATCTTATCATTATTTATATTAAGTTTTTGATTATTTTGCCTGTTTATTATCGTTTGAAACTCGCTAGAATTGATTTCTAGGTCTCTTTGTTGTTGTATATTTAAAATTGCCTGTTTGTATAATTGTTGTGTATTATATTGCATTGTAGCTTCAATATACTGTTTCCAATTAAAGCCACTATAATTTGGTTGATCTAATAATGCAAGAAATAAAGCGATCGCTAATATTGATGGCTTTTTCTTTTTATTTACTTCTTGTTGTCCTTGTTCATAGTAATAATTGGCATCTTCATACATTATTTGTTTTTCTTGTTCTTCAAGTTTGCTTTGTTCTTCTATATATGCACTATAAATTAGTAATTCTAATATTTCACTATTTTTTACTCTTGTTCTTTTGTAAATATTGTTTGCTAATACAGTAAAGTAATTATTATTTTTTAGTAATCCTTGTTTTTTCCAAGACTCTATATATGTATTTATTCTTTTCTTAGTTTTATTATCTATAATATTGTAGATATTTTCTGTTGTAAAATTAAATGTATCAAATAGTTCTTGTAATCTGTTTTGTGTTTGTCTTGATGTTTTATTGTATAGTTGTTTTAATTGTTTTACATGTTTGTCATGTTGCTCCCACATATAAAACACCTCTATTCTTCTTTATTGATTTGTTTATTAACTACTTTAGTTTGTTCTTTCTTATTATCTGCTGTTAGTTTTTGTGCTTTTTGTGTGTCTGTTAAGTCTGTCACTTTATCATCTTGTTTATCTTCTTTATTATCTTGCTCTGCTCCTGCTTGTCCCATCATTTGCATTTGTTGTAAATTCTTTTGAATATTTTCTTCATTTTGTAAGTCCATTTTTGCTAACTCACTTGTTGCATCTAAATCAAGTCCTAATAAGTTTATGACCGTATCATCACTTACTAATCCTCTTATTTTTAATGCATTAGTAATCATTGTTGCTACATCAGAAGGTAAATTTCTATTTAGTTTTATTTCAATATCTCTAAAATCATATGTTTTACCTTTTTCTTTATTGAATTTTTCTAATATTATTCTCCATCTTCTTTTTAAACCTTCTTCGAAATCTCCTTCAAATGTTGCTATATATTGTTGTAAACTAAAGAATTTCTTTTCAAGTGCTGCATTATTATCTGCTTGTGTAAAACCTAAATCTGTCATATTAGGGCAAAATGAACACAAACAAATAATATCAATCAATGTCTTTTTGTGATTTTGTAATGCCGTATCGTTTACATTCTTTTCAACCCAAGCTATATCACTATTTACATCTTTATTTCCATCAAGATATCTTACTCTACTTGTTAATACATACTCATCTTCTTTTTGTCTTGCAGGGTTTATAATATCTTCGCCTTTTTCATTTTGTATAATCATCGGATTTTCTGGTGTATATCCTCTAACTTTCAATATTGCTTCATCATTATATTTAAATACATTTCTTGAATTTTGAATACATCTCTCATATGCTCTTATTAAACTGATTACAGGTTCAAAAATTGCTATTCCATCGCAATTTTCTATTGCTGTTGCTGGTATATCATCGTCCCATTTTTTAGGTTGTTGTTCTTTTATGTTTTCTTTAAATAATGGTTCATCTTTAAATTTTTGTTCATACGCTGGTGTACCAAATATTTTTCTTTTTTCAGGTGTATCGTAATAATATCTTTTTCCATCTGCTGTTGTTAATTCTATCATTTGTTGATATTCACCATTTGCCATATATGTACGAATTATTCTGTATATACCTATTAAATTCTTTTTAGCTGAATAATCCCATATAGCGATAGTTTCTAATGCATCACTTCTTGCTATTGTTATTTCTCCTGTTTTTTCGTCTTTATAGTATATTTCATAGCAAGCTCTTTTTATTAAGTAATCTAATACCATATGTAAAAAATGTGAAGCATCATTATTATAGTCATTTATATGTTTAATTAATTCTTTTATTTCTACTATTTCTTTTTCGTCATTAGTTTCATGATTAAATAGTTCTTTGATTATTTTGTCTTTATCTTTATTAAATGCTTTTACTTTATATGTTGGTGCTTTTCCTCCAAAATAACCGGCAGACATAACACTTATATATCTCTCAAGTGGTACTTTTATATCTTCATCATCTAAACTTGCTAGTTCTTCATCTGTTAATTTTCTTCTAAAATTCTCATATAATTCTTTTCTAACATTTAATTCTAGTTGTGCTCTAAAATATATATCTGTTATACTTTTTTCTTCCGCTAATCTTTCTTTACTATATCTTAGCATTGTTTCCTCCAATCAAAAAACACCTACTTTTTAGTAGATGTTATATTTATAAAAGACTTATTAGTCATTGTCATATTTGTATTTTTAGGTTTTGGATTTTCATATACCCCTGTTAAGCAGTCTTCAGCATCATCATGTTCATTTTTTCCTGTTCTTACATAATGTTTTAAATGTTTGGCAAATTCTGGCCATCTATCCTCCCAATTAATTGGAAAATAAATGTTATTCATTACTCCTGTCGAATTACTTAATATTCTTGCAATTTTGTTCTCTCCTTGATGAAACCAATTTACTTTTGTGTGAGTATTCTTTAACTCCTTTAACTCTTTTTGCACATTCCTTGCAAACCCTCTACCACCATTATTACTTTCTATATTCGCATTTCCTACATTATCTTTGGTCATCATTTCTGCTACTGCTGGTTCTGTCACTTCCATTGACTCTTGTGTATAAATAACATCCAAGATATAATATTCACTGTTATACATTTGATAGTCTATTGAGCATAAGTAATCGTCGCCCTCATCTGCTGTATCTGTGTAATTCATAATATAGTGTGCTGGTGGTAACTTATCATAAGTTTTAAATACTGTATATAATCTATTTTTCACATCGATTGGCTCTTGTTGGTAGTTAGCATAAACAATGTCTTTATTCATGTTTTTTGTTTTGAACTCGTAGTCTTCTTTACTTAATATATCTTTACACAACATTGAACCATCATCTTGTACTGCTTTATAATTTATATGTCTTACATTAGGATAATTGTCTAATATATAGCCAGCCAAATCATTGCTAGACCATCTTGTCATAATGATTATTAATTTAAATCCATTTTCAGTTCTTGATAACATTGTATTATTAAACCAGTCTATATGATTTTTTAATGTATTTTCATTATAGGCTTCTTTAGCATTTTTTATGAGGTCATCTATTATCATTATTGTACATCCAAACCCTGTTGCAGTACCTGTTGGCGACGTTGCTAAATAATTTGACACCTTACTTCCAGCTAATGCCCACTTTTTTTGTGTAGCTTCGCCATCTTTAATCTTGGTATTAGGAAATATATCATTATATACAATTACACCTTCTGTTTTTTCAGAAGCTATTGTGTCTCTTACTGATTTTGCAAATGAACTCGATAAATCCTCATTGTATGATCCTGTCATTATTTTTTCATTTGGATTTGTTCCCAATATCCATTCTACTAATTTTCCTGCTGTTCTAGACTTTCCATGTCTTGGTGGCATATTTATTACGCATACTTTTTCATCGCTCTTATAAAAATCTTGTAATTGATAGCATAAATCTTTTAAAAAGCCTCGTTCTTCTTTATAAAAATCATATGCGGTTAATTTGCAATACTCAAAGAAATCACGTCTAGCCAATTCTAAACGTGCTTGCTCTTTTATTTTTTCTTTTACATCATTATTCATTTAGTATCTTTCTCAATTCTTCTGTCGACATTCCTGAAAATGGATTATTGGTATTAACATTACCATCAATCGTTACCTTTTCTTTAAACATTCCTAAATGTCTTCCTAGCAATTCAAGAGCTTTTGTTTTATCTAATAGTTTTACTTTTTGAGTGTCTCCTATTTTTTCTCTGTCATCTCTATATCCTTCGTATTCTTCTAATGTTTCTAATGATGATATTGCCCCTGCAGTTTCACTATCCATATCAGCTATGTTTTTTAATTGTCCATTTTCTGTATATAGTTTTCTTATGTCTAAAAATGCTATTTTGGCTAATTCTTTTATTACCATATCTTGTGTAACTTCTGTTCTTTTTTCTATTTCTTTTTGCTTTTCAGATATGTATTCTTGAACCTTAACATTTCTTAACATTCTGCTTGATGCTGCATTAGCTGTTTCATCTTCTTTACATTTTGGATAAGCAACCTTATATGCTCTTGTTGCATTAAGGTCTATTAAATACTCATCGCAAAATCTTTTCTGTGCATTTGTCAATTGAATCACCTCTTTTGTCTGTATCTTATTTTTCTATTCAGCTAAATAGATATGTTTTCCGTCTCCTAATATATTTCTTTCATCGCATTTTTTTATAACTGACATATAACCTTTTTTAAATACTGTTGGTCTATCTCCTCTTATTATTGGAATTATAGCTATAATTTCCCTATTATCTTTCTTATAAATTATTAAATCGTCATTCTTCATTTATGTTCTCCGTACATATTCTTTTATTATTTCATTTATAAAATCATTACTACTTGCAACTACTTCGCATACATCTTCATAGCTGAATGTTTTATCGTCGTTTTGATTATGTCCGTATTCATATAGCCAAACATGTGTTAGTTCGTGTTTCAATGTCTTTATTATATTAGCTTGATCTTTTAGTAGCATTATTGTTTGAGTTCTATATATTGTTACTCCTAATGTTCCATCACTTTTCATTTCGTTATTAATTGTGGCTTCATCTACTTCTTCTATTAACCATTCCGTATTATTTATTTTAAATTTCATCTTTATCCTCACATATATTTAAATATTTACATTTGTCGCATTGTCTTTTCTCATCTACAATACACTTTTGTCTCTTCTTGTTCTCATAAAATTTTCTTCTTCTATATTCACTGTCTATGTAGTTTGCTATTATACTACCTCTCATATACAACACTTCCTTTGTATAAAACACTATGTAATGATACAGGATTATACAAGGCGCTACCTCGTATCGTTTGGATTTCTGGTATCAACACAGCCTATAGCCTTTAGCTTACGAGCCGAATCTCTTGGAAGTTCTGATATTTCTCTTCCCTGTGTCGGAATTAATATCTCAACCTTTTGCTCCCATTGCTTTTTTATATCATTACATACTATTTTACTTGGCGACAGAGTGAGGTGTCGAGCCCCAAGCATTTTACTGCTCCAACTGTTTTCAAGACAGTGTTCAAAGCCGTTTGAATTACTCTGCCATGTAGGGGATTTTAATTTTATTTTCAACGAAGGTTTCCCCACTTTTTACTCCGCATATCTAGGGGCTACCTAGAACCTGGCGACAACCTATGGACTTGCACCATATACCTTATTAGGTACGCATTTCTTAGCAGGAAAGCTCCAAACTTTCTGGATTAAGTTGTCAATTTTTACTAGGTAACTAACTACGACCACCTCAGCAGTCTTAACATACCGCACTAGTTCAGTATATCTTTAATAGCAATTACCTATAATAAGGCCTCTAGTATATTAATATCTAATAGAAAAATAGAGCTAAACATTTAATGTTCAGCTCCGCAAAAGTTTATATCTTTTTTTCTCTATTATAATTATAACTCTTTCAAAACCAAATTTCATCCAAATTTCATCACAATTTTATCACAATTTTTCATTATTCACCTATATTTAGTACATCAAGCATACTTTTTATTGCCATGTCCCTTATATTTAATAATTGATTTATAGATTTTGGTTTTTGGAACTCCATACAGTATTGTTGTGATACATAATCCCATTTAGACTTTTCCATATAATATATCTTTACAACGAACTTTTCTTCTGCTGATAGTTGATTTATCATGTTTTCAACTCTTACTATTTTTTTATCTAACTCGTCTTTCAATTTGTTTAGTTCTTCTAATTTGGTTTGTAAAAATTGCCTATCTTCTTTGTTTATGTGTCTTTCCTCTCTATGATAATTCATTGCTGTATTTAGTACTTTATCTGATACTTTGTTTGTATTACTATGTATACTATCATAAGCCTGTCCAGCTAACTGCATATTTTCTATAATTTCGTTTTCTGTTTCTTCATATACCGTTCCAGCATATTCCAATCTTTTTTCGTATTCTTCTTTTTTTAATTGTATTTCCGTCAGTTTTGCTTGATTTTTTAAGTGATCCTTTAACATGGTTTCAACATCTTCTTTTATATATTGCATCTTTTGTACCTCCTCATATTAATTTTCTAAGATCTTCTTTTCGTAGTGCTATAAAGAAATTTCCTAAATTAAAACTTATTACCTCGTCTTCGTCTATAACACTGAATTTCTTCTTTATTACAGTATCATTCTTAATTATTACCATTTCTATTGTATCTTCTGTTCCCATAGATTAACCTCCATTTTATTTGATTTCTTTTGCTTTATTCTCAAAATATTGTTTGATACAGTCTTTGCAATCTAATTCTCCTGAATTTGTGTCACAATTTACTTTTTTGCATATATCTTCGTCAATATCTAAATTCATAATATAATAAGTCATTTGTTCTATTATTTTATCTTTTTGCTTCAGTTCTTGTTTTTGCCATTTCATATATTCAGCTAATGCCTTTTCGTTCTCTTTTTGTAGTTTTTCTATATTTTCTACTGGAATATAGTTTTTATCTATGTAATGTTGTATTTTCTTTATGTTCTCAAACGGCGTATTTCCAAATAATTCTTCAAATTCTTCCTCGTTCATTTATTCCTCACTTTCTAATATTTGCAATTCTAATTCTTGATATCGTTCGTTATCTTCTTTTAAGCTGTTCACTTCTGTTCGTAGCTGTTCATTTTCTTTCATTTTTAATTCTCACTTCCTATGCTACCGACATTTGTGTCGCTACCATCTAATAATTCTTGTAAAACATATTGAACTAATTCTGTTATAGTATAATTTTTTGTATTCATCATATCTTCAAGTTTTTCTGCATAAGATTCAGAATTTAATTTTTCTATCTTGTCTTCTATTTTTGATTTTAAAATGAAGTTTAACTCAATTGTTTGTGGAGTATAAATATGTGTTTTGTCATATTCTACTTGTTCTTCTAATCTATTTTTTTCTTTTAATACTCTTTTATAAGCTGATAAAATTGTTTCTTGAATATTTATTAGTTCATCAGCTCTATTTATTTTTTCTTTATTGTTTTTTTCGTATTCTATCCAATGTTCCATTATTTTTATACTTTCTTCTATATTATTTTCCACTACTCGTCCTCCTCTTCTAGTTCAATAACTTTTACTATTTTTGCTCCACATTTAGGGCAATAATTATAGCTATTATCTTCTGGTGTTCCATCTTCAAAATACCACTCTTCTTTACAATTACTGCACTCATATATAATATAATCATAATCATCTTTTCGTATAAAATTACATTCTTCCACTTAAAATACCTCCTAAAATATAATAAAATTATGAACACTATCTGTATATTCTTTATATTCTCGCCCCTCATTTATAGATATTTTAAAATCATATTCGCCATTTTCTATTACTGTTTCAATTTTTGTTACTATTCCACTATGTTTGCCATCTTTTGTTGTTAATCTATCTCCAATATTAAATCCTCTCATTTTATCCTCCTATCTTTTTCAAATAATCTTTCATAAATTCTTTTTGCTTACCCGTCATTTTAATTTTAGTATAAATACAATTTTCACCATTTGGTAACATTCCCACACTTATTGTTTTAGCTTTCTCATATTGATTTATAAAATCATTAAATATTACTTTTATTATTTCTTTATTTTCTATCTCATCTGCTGTTTTCATTATGTATCACTCCTCTCTAAATCATAAAGTCTGTCCCTTTGCATACTTCTTAACATTGAAGACAATATTATCTCTTTATCTGCTTTAAGTTCTTGTTTTCTTGCTGATTTTATGCAATAAAGTTCTTTTAATCCATCTATTGGTTCTCTCCAAGAACTTGTTTTTTTGATACCAAAATCAAGTATTTCTTCTTTTTCTCTTGGCTCTAATCTATCTATTGCCACAAGAACTCCTATTTCTGGTGGTATTTCATCTTCTACCTCTTTATACAATTTATATGGCATTACGAAGTAATTTTTATTTCCTATAAATGTTAATCTATTTTTACTATGAAAATCTTGTTTTGATTGTTTTATCTCATAGCAGTAAGTTTCTCTTTGACAGTTGTACATTATACAATCTACTATTTCTTTTCCATACCAGCCAATCGTACATTCAAAAACATAAAACTCATTTCTTTTATTAAAACGATTTGCTAATAATTGTTCTAGTCTTTTTGTAGTTTCTGTTTTCATCTCTTATTTACTCCTCTACCTCTTCAAAACATTCTTTAGGTATGTATAGACACATTCCTAAATCTTCCCCTTCGTATGCACAAGCTCTTGCAAATTCTTTATCTTCTCCTGCTGATATTAATGTTTTGTAAATTGTATTATCAAAAGCTTTGCTTGCCTCTTCTGAGTTTGTCCCTACTATTACATAACCTTTTTCAAATTCACTATAATACGCGCTATATATATGTCCCAGCATTTCTCCAAACTCTTTTTGTTCTTTGCCTGTTTCTTCATCTATTGGTAACTTAATGAATTTTAGTTTTTTTATTTTCTCTTCCATTTCCATATTTACTCCTTTACTTTAGATTGTTGTTAGTTACTCTATGTAGTGGTTTTATACTTAAATCATTAATTGCTAAATTGTTATACGCTAAGCATCCACACACATGCACCCATATCCATATTTTTCCCACATCTATAACTTCACATTTGAGTGATATTTTTGAATTGTTTGCTCCAGTTGTATTCCAATATAATATTCTACCAACTTCTATGTCTTTTTTTAACATATCTATTCTCCTCCTAATAACTCTGGCTTATCGTATATAAAAAAGAGTAGTTTTACCTACTCTTTGAAAATTTACCGTTTTTTCTAGGTTGTTTTTTAGCAATATCACTTAATTTCTTTTTAGTTGCTTCTGTATGTTTTCTTGATATTTCTTTAAACTCATCAATATTACTAATTAATCCGCTTTTTAGTCTTTGCCATTGTAATTTATAATGCTTATTGCATAACCCAATCTTGCTGTTAGTATTTTCATCGCATTCAGGATATTTACATTTTCCTGTGTTATTTCGATTATGCTTATTTGTATCATTCTTTTCATGATATTTAGCATGCTGGCTTTTAGTCATCAATTCTAAATTACTTATATCATTGTTAGCTTTGTCTTTGTCTTTATGATGAACATCCTCATTTTCAGTTAATGGTCTCCCTATATATGCTGACATGACCAACCTATGTTCTAAAATATAACCTTTTTTATTCGCATTTGGATGTTCTGGTTTCCATATTTCTATATATCCTTGTTTGTTTATTCTTTTTCCACCTTTATTATTAAATCCTTTTTTATTTTTATGTGCTTTTACTGAATTTTCTATGCACTTTTTAGATGGATATGGTTTTTGAGGTTCTATTCCAGCCTCTTTCAAAGCTTTTCCCCAACTTCCAAATGCTGTTCTAAAGCTCATTTCGCTTGGCAAATCTTCCCTAGAATTTATGTACCTTTTCGTAGGTATTTTTCCTTCTTTTATATATATTTCTTTTAAAATCTTTATTAATTTTTCTTGTTTTGTATTCACAATAATCACCTCAATGCAATACTATCACATTCGCATTCCTATTGCAATACTTTTTATCCTTTTATCCTGTCTTTATCTCTCTATTCATCTTCTCCTCCTACTTTATAGCAATTAGCCATATAACTTTCTTTTGTTAGTATTGTTTTTATGTCTTCTTCACTAAAATTACTTCTAATACTTGATATTCTTGTATCCCATTTATCTGTTATTAATTCTCCATTTACATAGTCCCCTTCTTCTATTAAGTCTATTAGTTTTTTTCTGCATTTTACTATATCTTCTAAATAATTTTCAAAATATGTAGGACTTGAATAATAATAATCATCTCCATCTTTAATGTGTTCATAAATTTTCCCATCTTCAGTTCTAACATATTCATTTATTTCTATCTTACTCATACTTCTTCTCTCTCCTTTCTTAACATATACACAGTGTCCTTTAGCGATTCTATTTCTATGTCTTTATTCTTTAATTCCTCTGACTTATCTCCTGCTAATATTCCACATACATACCCTATCATGAAACACACTATTACTATTATCACTACTCTTATACACTCACTTATTTTATATATTCTCTTATCATATATTTTCATACTTCTCTCCTTTATTCTCTTTTCTATCTATATTTTGGTGGGCGACCTCTTGCTGTTTTGTTTGTTATGAGACTTAATTCATCGACTTTAAAGCATTCTTTGTAGCCATATAACTTTCTTTTGTGTTGCATTTTTTTATTATTCGAATATAACATATCTTATATTGTGTTATATTCGCACAACTCTCACAAATACTTAATCTCTAAGTCTACACGTCTTACATCTTTTGAATATAACATTTATAATTTGAGTTATATTCACACTTTTTTCATTAAATTTTACCTAAAAAAAACGTATCTTTTTTATAACATTATTGCTTTGCTCTCTAGTAACACCTATGTACCTCAAAGTAATTCTCTCAGATGAATGATTATATATTTCCATCAACATAGCAATATTGTTACGACTTAATTTATACATAAAATATCCAAATGTTTTTCTCATAGTATGAGTTCCTACATTGAACTCTCCACAAGCATTACAAGCTCTTTTTATTATCTCATATGCCCTATTTCTTGTAATTGGCTTATTATGTCCTTTTCTGCTCTTAAACATATATTCATCCGGTGATTTACCTTGAACATAAACATCTATTTCTTTTTTTAAATATGGATTCCAATCATATATTTTTTGCTTACCAGTTTTTTGTTCTCTTATGGAATATCCTCTTTTTATGCAATCTTTAACTTTGTAATTTAAAATATCAGAAATTCTTAATCCAGTGTAAATACCAAAAGAAAATAACAGAGCATCTCTACTATTTCTAACTTGCAAATAATTATGTATTTCTTTTATTCTATCTGTATCTCTTATTGGTTCTACTATATTCAATACGTTCAACTCCTAAATTCATAAATATTTTTTTAATGCTATCCTCTGCTTTTGGAGTATATGGGCATCTTGTCGGTTCCTTCCAATCTTTTTCTCCAAGACCCACACACCCTAAACATATATTTTTTTCGATTGAGCTCTTGCAAGGCTCTTTTAATTCTCTATACTCACTTTTCATTTGCTCTCCTAATCCAAATAAGGATAATGTTTTTCATTTTCATTCAGCATTTGATATTCCTCTGCTTTTTTTAAATACGCTATATATTTTCTTAACTGCTTATTAAATACATCTTTACGCGACTCAATATCATTTATACATCTCTTAACCATACTAATCTCTTCTTCAAGCTCTTTAGCAGACATATTCTTAAAATTACGCGCTAATCTATAACCTTTTATTTGCGAATTATATAAAACAACCCTTCTCTGCTTTAATTTGCAAATTTCCTCTCTAACCTTTCTGTCAGATACTCCCATCTTTTTTACTAATTCTTCTCTTGTAGTAAACTTATATTTACTCAAACAATCTTCAACTTTCATTTGTTTCTCCTTTCAATTATCTGCAGATCACAAAATAATCTTAGCTGATTCTCATCTGTTAATTGTGAATACTCCTGCTCTTCTCTACACTTATTAATAATTCTAATTCTTTCATAATATTTTTTATTCTGCAGCAACGCCTTATATTTATTAAATAAACTTAAATAAATACCTTCTTGTCTTAGTCTATTTATGTCTACGGTTTGTACTCCGGTTTTCACTACTGTTTATACTACTGTTTTCACTACTGTTTTTACTTTCAAAATTGTAAGTATTTATCTTGTATTTATTGGGTTGTCCTTTTTTCCCCTTAATATAGAACATAAGTTTATTATCAATTAAAGCATTCCTTACTTCTATAAAAGTAGCTTCTCGCTCAATTCTCATAATGCTCATCAATCTGCGGTTATCTACTGTAATCCATTCGCACCAACCACACCTATTGAACAATCTAATTAATTTGTACCATAGTAACTGTGACTGATTAGGCAAATAATTAGTTTCGAGCCACTTCTCAAATCCATTAATTAAATCTATATACGTCATACTTTTTCCTCTCTGCTTTCGTAAAATTAAGGGCTAAGTTTGTGCCTAGCCCTTGTTGTTAATCTATAATTTGTAATTTTGTTTCTATATCTGGAGGGATATTCCCTTCAAAAACAAAACTATTTTTCAATATGTATTCGTTATATGTATTTGCTGTTTTATTTGCTCTCATCTTTGCTTGCTCTGCCCAATTTTGTTTTTCTGTATTAATATTATTTTTATATTGTTCGTATGTAGCTTTATCTGTTTTATAGCTTGCAATCATACTTCTGCAAGTATCTTCTACCTTTTTTATTGTGTCATAACTTGTTCTATCTCCTATTTTTCTATCTA